ACGGTCAAGGACGCTGCTTATGTCCATACGGATAATAATTACAGCAATGAAGAGAAAACGAAGGTATCGGACTCTTTGAGGTTGAAAGAGTATGTCGATGTCAGTACCTTAAAGTCACTTCCTTCATCACCGTATAACTTGCGTTTTACCTATTCGAGTACATCTGTGCAGGCGATCAACTTTGCGAATATAGGAAGCGTTCCCGAGATGCAGGAGTTTTATCTGTCCATTAAGAACAACACCGGATCAACGATTAACCAACCGATCCCAAACGGTTCGGGCTGGCAATCGGAGGAAACAAGCGTTGAACTGCCAGCTGGTAAAGCCACAGGGGTATCGCTGAAAAAAGAACATGGGATAATTGTCGTGAGAGTATAATGAAAGGAGGTGAGAGATGAAGAGAAGGGTGATGATGGGAAAAAATGTTGGTATGCCTGATGATAATACGGTCTTTCTATTAAACTTTGATAAAGAGCCTATTCACGATATGTTGGGAAAATCTGTCTCTAAAGAAGGATCAGTAATTATCCTTTCTAATGGAAGATTCAAGTCCTGTGGCCAGTTTGGAAATGGAGTATTATTGTTGGACCGGTCTTGGTATGCTAATCTTATATCTACAGGGTATTTTACTATTGATTTTTGGATATATCCTAATGAAAGAAATGAATCATTATTATTCGGTTGCACCCAAGCAGAAGACAGTATAAGACAATGTGGAGCACTATTTTTATATATTTATAATGGTTTGGGTATAACCTTTCATGCCGATAATACATCTGAATCCTTTATTTCCACGTACACATATCCAACTTTAAAAAAATGGTCACATATAGCAGTGGTATGTCATAATTGGAATGTTATGATCTTTATCGATGGATATTTGAAAGGGGAAGGTCTTTTGAAAAGTTCTATTCTTCCGAGTTATAGTTTAAGATTAGGAGGACAAAACAGGAGAGATGGTGATCCTCTATATTCTATAAAATCAAAAATAGATGAATTCAGAGTAAGTGATATCGCCCGTTGGACATCAAACTTCACTCCTCCTACTAAACCGTATGTGTAATTTAAAAACGAACAATATCATGCTATACATTCAAAAACAAATAAACTTTTGGCCTATAGAAGAAGTCTTACCTGCTTCCTATAAGACAGGCACAACTCTTGAAGAGTTTGAAGATGGCGCTTATCTCTTGCTTAACGAAGAACAGGAGAAGTATCATAACGACTATCCGGAAGCTTCACCGTTGGAATGCTGGTACATGGCACTGACACCGGAACCACAGCCGACACCGGAAGAACTGCTCTGGCGTGCCCGTGATGCCAAACGGCAGGAAATCTACGACAAAGACATCCATCATTATTATATTGATGAACAGGACGCATATGTCTCGAACACCCTGCAAGTGAAGGATAAGTGTGGCCGGCAGGAAGAAGTCGAAGTAGGCGGTCATCTTTACGCCTCGAATATCTTAACAGTTGCTCTTGACGAAATAGCGGACTATTCGGAGCAATGCGGCAAGGTGACAGACAGCTTGCTATCCCGTATCGATGCCGCCCAAACAGCCGAGGAGGTCGAAGCTATCGTGGTGGAAGGCTATCCTGAAATGATCCATACAACAACGGCAGCCTTGCAAACTAAAGCAGATAAGGCAATCGCTAAATCCCCGGAAGTGCAGGCAGTGACCTTTGCCCGTACGATGATGAACAGCGTGTCTCTCACAGCCAGCCAAGCGTTGGAGATGCAGGTCTTATTCCCCATTTGGGGTGAGAAAGATGCGGAGTTTGGCAAGGAAGTTGAAATAGGCTTCCGGCTTCGAGTAGTGGAAGGAGAAAGCGACACTTTGTTTGAAGTGATACAAAAGCACAAGCTGCAAGCCGATTGGAAACCGGGCATAGAAACTGCTTCACTGTATAAGATCGTTGAAGCTGAGCACGCAGGCACGCTTGATGATCCTATTCCATACGTGCAGGGTATGGCATTCGAGAAAGACAAATATTATGAACAATACGGTGTGATCTATCTCTGCATTCTGACAACCGTTACAGGTTATCCGAACGACTTGAAAGACTTGCCCACAATTGTACAGGAGGTAAAGCAATGAAACAGGTTATGTTATTAAAAGTTAAACGGGGGGGGGGTAAAATGCTCTCTAAATAAAGAAGTTACGACCTCTTATCGTAAGAAAGGAGGGCGTAGATGAGACGGTCGATGATGGGACGGAAGAAGTTGCAGTTGTTCACCAAGAGGTTCTATCCTGCCGGGAATTATACCTGGATCGTACCTAAAGGATGTAGGGAGGTTGATGTGTTTCTTGTCGGAGGAGGGGGTGCAGGACATAATGGAAGCGGTGGAGGTGGCGGCTATACTAAAACCTTCAAAAAAGATACATCCGGATGGAGAGACGGTGATGCTATCTCTGTTGCACCGGGTCAGTCAATTCCGATAACAGTTGGGAAAGGAGGAATTGGAGGGTATTCTGAAGTTGCCCCCAACGGTGGATACTCTCAATTCTTAAATTTAAGTTATAGAGCTAATGGCGGAAATGGTGCGGGTAATGGTTATCCAGGCGGAAGTAATGCCGGAGCATATACTGGTGGCAACGGCGGAAGTGGCGGAGCAGGAGATGATTCAGATACGGCTAAAGCGGGTTCTGATGGATCTAACGGAATAGGCAGCCGCAATGAAAATGGCTCTCTCTATCCAGCTGGTTCCCTATATGGCGGAGGAAAGGGTCAAAGGCATACAACCCGCGATTTTGGCGAACCTACTGGGAAACGAAATGCCGGAGGTGGTGGTTCAGACAGAAATATAAATGGGGGCATGGGTGGAGAATCCGATTACGACAAAGGATGCGGAACTGGAAATGGCAATAGAAAAAGTGGCGGTTACGGTGGTGGCGGTTGTGGTACTTACGGTAACGGCGGTGATGGCACTGTCCTGATCCGCTATTGGGCTTACGAAGAATGATCTGCCGTTGAAAAAGATGAAACAAGATATTAACGACTAAAAAATAGGAGATAAAATCATGAGAAATAATTGTTTACAAATGTTAACGGGGGGGGGGTAAACACCTCTTAACTAAAGTATCTGACCGACTTTCGGCGGAAAGGAGGTTGGTATGATAAGATCGATGATGGGACGGAAGAAAGTAGACAGGAATACTTTGCTGTTGCTACATTTTGATGGATCATTGAAAGATGAAGCCTCAGGCAAGCCTTATGTTGGTAGTAATATGTCCTATGTAGTGGGAAAATTCAAGAATTGCGTTTCGTTTTCAGGAAACGGGTATGTAAAGATAAGTGGAACGAATGCCATAAACGAGTCCCTATGTCCAAACTATACCGTCGATTTTTGGATTAAACTGAAAAGTGGTGTGAGAAACGGTATAATGTCAAAAGGCGATGGTGGTGGAAGTTACAGCTTTGATATAATGGAGGAATCTGACGGACGCATTTTCTTTGGATTGCAGTATGGTGGAACCCGAGGGGATGCAATATGCTATTTTACGATGCCACGGGATCAGTGGGTTCATCTTGCGATCGTCAGGTCACAATCTCGATATTGGAAAGTGTATGTAAATGGAGTGTATGCGTCTGGTTTCACATCAACGATGGTTTCAGGGTACTATAGTTCTTTAATGATCGGAAAATATCGGGATTATGGATTGTATCTGAACGGTATGATTGACGAGTTTCGCATCAGTAATATTGCCCGTTGGACATCAAACTTCACTCCGCCTGCAAGGCCGTATTAATAAATTAGTGACACTGTCTTTGGGCTGTCACAGCAGAAAGACAGCAAATGTATATTCAGAAAAAATTATTGATAATCGCCAACCCCAGGTTGGGTATTTTCTTTTAAAACAAATGGAGATATAAAATGTTCGGTGGCGAAAGAATAATAAAACAGCCTCCAGGCTATCACAGATTGGAGGCTGTAAAAAAAGAAAATTAGGGGACCGAGGGTCTCCGGAAACAAAGTTAAACAATAAAGTTTGAAAATCATGTTATTATTAATTATTTCTTTTTGGGTTATTGCAGTTTATACAGCAGCAGTTTGTATAAAGGCAAAAGGTGTACCTTACTCTATCAGTGCAACTTACTACGCAATAGAACACAAAGGATGGTTTCGCTTCACAATGTGGGCTTGTCCTATGGTGTTAATGCCGGTGATATTGGAGGTCAGTAAGCCGGGCACGGAGTTTCTCGCTTACCTGGCGCTGGCCGGGATGATCGTTGTCGGGTGTTTCCCGGATTATAAGGCAGACAAGTTCCAATACCGGGGACACATAGCTGGCGCAACGATGGCTATACTATTTTCTCAAATCTGGGCAGCATTAAACTTATGGCCTATGCTACTTGCCTGGCTACTATATGTTGGCTATACGGCCCTAAGTATTGCAAAGGAAAAAGAAGGCACATTCTGGTATAGGTTTTACAGGAGCAAGCCTATGTTCTGGGTGGAAATAGACTCGTTTTTGGTTATCTATTTAGTTTGCTGCATACTTGAAATTTAAAATAAATCCGCCTCCCGGCTATCACAGACAGGAGGCGGCAAGTTGAACAGATTGCTTTAATGTGGCAATCTTTAATAGGTTGCAAAAGTAGTAAATAAATAGAAAAGGAGGTGCAATGTGAATGTAGAATTGACCGATATATTAACAATAATCGGGACATTGGGAGGATTCGAGGCGATAAAATGGAGCATCAACTTCTGGGTTAACCGAAAAACTAACGCACGCATTGAAGATGCCCACGCCGATGCAGAAGAGTTCAAGGCTTTAAGGGAATACAACGAGTTCCTGCAAAAACAACTTTCAGAAAAAGAAGAGCGCTTTGTAGAACAAACCGGAAGACTCCGGCAGGTACAGGACGAGCTTTTTGCATTGAAAGAAAGCTATTCGGATGTCAAACTTGAACTTGCCATGAAAAGATGTGAGAGAAAGAAATGCGGCGATCGTGAACCGCAGAATGGATATTAATAATAGGAGGATAAGGAATGAGAAATAACAATTTACCCCGGGGATTGCGCAACAACAACCCAGGGAACATCAGAAGGAACAGCGATGTCTTCCAAGGTGAGAAGACAAGCTCAGACAGAGAGTTTAAACAATTTAAATCGATGGCATACGGGTATAGGGCAATCTTTAAGATCCTCTTTAACTATTACCGAAACTATAAGCTGGATACGATCCGTAAGATGATTACCCGTTGGGCCCCGCCGGAGGACAACAATCACACGGAAGCCTATATCAAAACCGTTTCAGGCTACGCCGGAATCCCGGCTGACGATCCGATTAATATTAACAACCGAGAACAGATGATCCGTATTGTGGCCGGGATGAGCCGGGTGGAGAATGGCCGAGATGCGGAGATGAGTGATATTATTACGGGATGGGGGATGCTATGATGAACAAAGAGACAAAAGATGAACTGATAGGGAGCTTGATAGGATTGCTGTTATTGGCATTGTTGTTATTGCTTACATCTTGCCGTACACAAATCAAGTATGTTCCTGTTGAAGCAATTAAGACTGACAGCGTGTTCTTCAACTCTGTCCGGATCGATAGTGTACTTATACATGATTCGACCTATGTAATCCAAAGAGGCGATACCGTTACCGAATATCGGTACAGGTACATCTATAAGTACAAGGACAGGGTAGACACGCTGTATATAAACCGGACGGATTCTATCCGAGTGCCATACCCGGTCGAAATCGAAAAGAAATTGACTGTATGGCAACGAACGAAAATCGAAGTCGGAGGCTGGGCAATGGCGGCTGTCATTGTCATAATACTGATCATTGTTGGCCGGATGGTCTACAAGCTAAAGAAATAATTTGCCAAACAGCATGCAGCCCGGCGGAGAACCGGGCTGCTACTTTTCATCGTTTTCCATAGAATACCCAATCGATTACGCGGCGGTTGGCATCGTCTACCTTTTGCCGATCGAAATCAATGTAGATGTCGGTCACCGTATTTCCTCCATGCCCCAAGGCGGCAGCAATAGTCTCCTTGGGTATGTCGAGCGAAGCGGCAACGGTCGCCCAGCTGTGGCGCGCCCAGTAGGTGGTGATACCGGGGAAAAGCGGCGTGAATATCTTCTTTCCCCCTCTCCCAACGCGCCTCATATCGCCAATACGTTGCAGATTGTCGTTAAGCCGTTTGGCGTAATCCTTGTAATTGCCGTAGCGGTCCATGATATCGAGCAGGTAGTCCTTGCCCGGATAGCGGTTGATGATCTCCATAGCTTCCGGCTCCACCTTGACAGAATAGAGGCGGTTGGTCTTAGCCCGGTAGTATTCCACCCGCCCGTCAATTATCACTTTCAGGTGGCACAGGTCGATCACGTTAATCCCGATAAGCAGGAATGTCAGTTTGAACATATCCCGGTATTTCTCCAAATGTTCTTCTACCGGGGTATCAAACAGCAGCCGTAGCCGTTCTACCGACAGCGAGCGTTTCGGGGTAGCAACCGCGCGTATCTTGAATCTACGAAACGGGTAGAAGCCTGTAATATCATCGTCGATGGCATCATTAAACACCGCCCGTATGTTCCGGAAATGGATGTTACGAGCGTTCTGCGAGGGCGAAGTCTGTTGCAGGAACAAGTCGAAACGCGCCAGCCACTCCTTGTTGATTTCCTCAAACGCACGCTCCCTAAGTCCCTTGTCGAAAGCCGCCATGCGTTTATAAGTCTGCATGTAAATACGCTTGGTGCTCTCCTTCTTGACCGATGCAAAACGTAAGAAACGATCTGAGAAGCCATTCCAGACGCTTTTTTCTTCTTCGAGGGTTTCCAGTTCGAAAAGGACACGCTTTCGGATCTCCGTTATACTCCTGTATTGCAGAAAGCCACTCCTTTCCAGTCTGAACAGCAAGTCGTCTATTTCCTGTTTACGGGCTCTTATGTAATTATTCAAGAAAAGTTTGTCGGGATGGGCAATGATTTTACACGCCTCCCTATCCCATTGCGTCGGTAAAATACGAATACGAAGAAATATTAACGCGGTACGCCCTTTTTTTGTCAACGCCAGCTTCAGCGGGGCTTCCTTGCCCGGATATACAGCCCGGAGATCGAGATAGAATTTTGTTGTTACCATATCTGCTTAAAATTTTTTGCAGGTATTTTGCAGGAAATTTCATCCAAAATGTGCAAAACACCCGTTTTTTTTAAGCTGATTTCATGCCTTTACAATAGAAAAGGAGCTAAACTAAAATCATAACTGACTTACATTTAACTCCTTTACTCAGTCGGGGTGAGAAGATTCGAACTTCCGACCACACGCCCCCCAGACGCGTACTCTAACCGGGCTGAGCTACACCCCGTTTTTGTTTTACGGCTGCAAAGGTAACTATTTTTCGTTATACTCCAAAGCTTTCACGATAAAAATCCAGGGATTCGAGTATTTTCTCCTTACTCACCTGCTGATTTATCTGAACATCACCGACTTGAGAAAGCAAGGTGAAGTTGATGATTCCCGCTTCATTCTTCTTATCATGTGTCATCAGCTCGTATAAGGTATCATAATCCTTGCAATCGAACACGAAAGCCGGATAATACTCCTTCAAATAATAGACGACCTGACTCAGTTTCTCCATCGGGAAACCACATACTTTATGAGACAGGTACAATTCGCTGACAATACCGGCGGCAACAGCATGGCCGTGCAGCAAAGGACGGTCCTTCTTAAAGGACAAACTTTCGTAGGCATGACCGATCGTATGGCCGAAGTTCAGTGCCTTACGGATGCCGTGCTCCTTCGGGTCTTCCTCCACGATACGTTCCTTTACGGCTACGGATTGGGCGACCATCCTGTTCAGAAAAGCATAATCGATCTTCGCATCGAGGTCGAACAGCAGGACGGATGCATAAATATCCATCGAACTGATAAGCGCATGCTTGATCATTTCGGCATAGCCGGAAAGCAGGTTGTCGCGGTCGAGCGTACGCAGGAACTCACAATCGATAAAGACACATTCGGGTGGATAAAAAGAGCCGACCTCGTTCTTCAGGCCGTTGAAGTTAATCCCGGTCTTTCCCCCCACGGCCGCATCGACAGAAGCCATCAGGGTAGTCGGGATATTGACGGTCCGCAGTCCGCGTTTGAAAGTCGCACCGGCGAAGCCTCCCATATCGGTAATCATACCGCCGCCCAGATTGACCAAAAGCGAATTTCGGGAAGCTCCTTCGTTCGAGAGACGCGACCAGATATAGGCGACCTGTTCGATGTCTTTATGAGTATCACCCGCCTGCACGGTAATGACCGGGGTATCCTGCAAAGCTGGGATATCTTTTATCAGCGGATAACACTTTTCTTGCGTGTTCGTATCGGTCAGGATAAAGAGTTTATCATAACTCATGGAAGCAAAGAATGCCTGCAAATCGGCTTTGAGATCCTTGCTGATTACTACTTTTTGAGCGGCCATAATGTCCTTTTTTATTATAATCGTTGCGACAAAGGTATTATATGTTATCCGATTATCAAAACAGGGAAAAGAAAATTCCATGCCGATGGAACAAAAGTTTCATAGGCATGGAACAAAAGTTTCCCCTGCATGAAACTATCATTCCTTGCAGGGGGAACGTCTCTTTCTTCTTATTTCAGACCGGCTGCGTCCAAGATATGTTCGATGGCTTCACCCAGTCCGGCCACATTCTTACCTCCGGCTGTTGCAAAATGAGGCTGACCGCCTCCGCCGCCTTGTATCAGTTTTGCCGCTTCTTTCACCAGTTTGCCGGCATTCAAGCCTTCAGCCACCAACGGCTCGCTCAGCATAACCATCAACGCGCATTTCTCGCCGTCTTTGATTCCAGCCACGAAGAAAACCTTTTCCTCCGTATTGCTTTCCCCCTTGATCTGGAAAGCCAGGTCTTTGATGGCATCCACGCTGGCCTCGCCACGGAAAGCGATCACTTTGACACCATTGCGCTCAACGGCTTTTGCGACCAGTTCTTTCTTGAGCAACTGCACTTTCTCTTTCACGTAGTCGCTTACCTGCTTCTTCAGTTCGGCATTCTCTTCGATGGCCTTCTTGATGGTTTGAGACAGGTTCGGCACATTGTTGAACATCGCACGCAGTTCACGCAGGGAATCCTGCAACATGAAGGTGTAGTTTTCAGCCGCTTCGGCCGTTACCGCTTCGATACGGCGCACGCCTGCCGCGATGGAGCTTTCGCCGACCACACGCAGGGAACCGATCATGCCGGTCGCAGGGATATGCGTACCACCGCACAATTCGATAGAGTTGCCATATTTGACCACACGGACTTCATCGCCATACTTTTCACCGAACAGAGCCATAGCGCCCAATGCTTTCGCTTCGGCGATCGGCATATTGCGATGCTCTTCCAGCGGATAGTTGGCACGGATCTTTTCGCTCACCAGCTTTTCCACCTTACGGATTTCTTCGTCCGTCACCTTCTGGAAGTGGGAGAAGTCGAAGCGCAGGGAGTCGGGAGAGACATAGGAGCCTTTCTGTTCGACATGCGTTCCCAGCACCTCACGCAACGCCTCGTGCAACAAGTGAGTAGCAGAGTGGTTACATTCGCACTGGATACGTTTCTTCTCGTTGATCTTGGCAGTAAAAGTCGCCGTCACATCCTTCGGCAATTTAGTGACCAGATGTACAGGCAGGTTGTTTTCGCGTTTCGTGTCGATCACGTCGACCGTCTCGTCGTCGGCAATCAACCAACCGGTGTCGCCGACCTGTCCACCCATCTCCGCGTAGAACGGAGTCTGGTCCAGAACGATCTGATATAAGACCTTGTTCTTCTGCTTGATCTGGCGGTAACGCAGAATTTCGGCATCGCATTCGAACAAGTCGTAGCCTACGAAATTGCATCCGCCCTCTTTCAGCACCACCCAGTCGCCGGTTTCGATGGCGGCAGCGTTACGCGCACGGTCCTTCTGCTTCTGCATCTCGACGTTGAACTCGTCGATATTGGCTTCCATGCCGTTCTCACGCAGGATCAACTCGGTCAAATCCAACGGGAATCCGTATGTGTCATATAATGTAAAGGCATCTACGCCGCTGATCACGTTCTTTCCGGCAGCCTTTGTTTCTTCCATCTTCTTATCCAGCAAACGGATACCGGTTTCCAACGTACGCAGGAAAGATTCTTCCTCTTCCTTGATCACCTTCTCGATCAACGTCTTCTGCGCAATCAGTTCGGGATAAGCGTCTCCCATTGTTTCGATCAGTACGGGCAGCAGCTTATACATGAAGGACTCTTTGCGATCCAGGAACGTATAGCCGTAACGGACGGCACGACGCAGGATTCGACGGATGACATAACCTGCCTTTGCATTGGAAGGCAACTGCCCGTCTGTAATCGCGAAAGCGATCGTACGGATATGGTCGGCGATTACACGCATGGCCACGTCCTGTTGTTTGTCCTTGCCGTAAGCAGTACCCGCCATATCGGCAATCACTTGGATGATCGGCTGGAATACGTCCGTATCGTAGTTGGACGTCTTGCCCTGCAAAGCCATGCAGAGGCGTTCGAATCCCATACCGGTATCGATCACGCGGGCAGGCAGCGGTTCGAGCGAGCCGTCGGCCTTGCGGTTGTACTGCATGAACACCAGGTTCCAGATTTCGATCACCTGCGGATGGTCTTTGTTCACCATCTCCTGGCCGGGGACAGCGGCACGTTCTTCTTCCGGACGGAGGTCGATATGGATTTCGGAGCAAGGGCCGCAAGGACCCGTATCGCCCATCTCCCAGAAGTTATCGTGTTTGTTGCCATTGATGATATGGTCTTTCGGCAGGAACTTCTCCCAATAGCCGGCAGCCTCGTCGTCGCGCGAAAGGCCTTCGGCAGGACTTCCTTCGAACACGGTGGCATACAAACGGTCGGGATTCAGTTTCAACACTTCGACCAGGTATTCCCATGCCCAGTTGATCGCCTCCTGTTTGAAATAGTCGCCGAACGACCAGTTTCCCAACATTTCGAACATGGTGTGGTGATACGTATCGTGTCCGACCTCTTCCAGGTCGTTATGCTTTCCACTCACACGAAGACACTTTTGTGAATCCGCGACACGTGGATATTTACGGGGTACGTTCCCCAGGATTATATCTTTGAACTGGTTCATACCTGCATTGGTAAACATCAATGTAGGGTCGCCCTTCACAACCATCGGAGCAGAAGGCACAATCTGGTGCTGCTTGGAAGCGAAGAAGTCTTTAAATGATTCACGGATTTCTTTTGCTGTCAACATAATCTATTCTATATAGTCTCGTTAATATTCTGAAAAACAATTTGCAAAAGTACAGCAAATTATTATTTTTGCACGTATCCAAGCAAGAAAATATTTGATGAAACTATTTAAAAGCAGAAAAACATATTACTTGTATAACCCCAACACGCTCAGTTACGAGCGCGTTTACCCCTCCGCCAAAGACCGTTTTTTCGGTGTGCTCCGCCACCTGAGCATCGGTATCGTGATCGGCGTAGGCATTTTCTTTATCTTTTCCCGCACGTTCGACTCGCCGGTCGAATCGCTTTTAAAGAAGGAGAACAAGCTGTTGCAGACACAATACGAAGTGCTTTCGTTGCGCCTGAACAATGCGCTGGAAGTCTTGGATGACATACAGCAACGCGACGAGAACTTATACCGGGCGATCTTCCAGGCTGAATCGATCCCCGAATCCGTCCGCAAGTCCGGTTTCGGCGGGACCAACCGGTATGAACACCTGATGAACCTGTCCAACCCCGAACTGGTCGTCTCGACCACCCGGAAGATGGACATGCTGAGCAAACAGCTCTATGTCCAATCCAACTCACTGGAGGAGCTGATCACATTGGGCAAGAACCAGGAAGAACGAAGCAAATGTATTCCCGCCATACAGCCGATTGCCAATAAGGACCTGAAACGTACGGCATCCGGCTACGGTGTGCGTATCGACCCGATCTACCGTACTCCCCGCTTCCACTCAGGCATGGACTTTTCCGCCAAAGTGGGCACGGAAGTCTATGCAACCGGCGACGGAGTCGTCACCTTTGCCGCCTGGAAACAGGGATATGGAAACTGCCTGATGATCAATCACGGGCACGGATTCCAGACGCTTTACGGCCACCTGAGCAAGTTCCGGGCGCGTGTCGGACAGAAAGTAAAGCGCGGAGAAGTGATCGGAGAAGTGGGAAATACAGGGAAATCCACCGGCCCGCACCTTCACTACGAGGTGATCGTCCGCGGCAAATACGACAACCCCTCCAAGTACTACTACATGGACCTGACTCCGGAAGAATACGACCGTATGATACAGATTGCCGAAAATCACGGCCAGGTAATGGATTAAACATTGTTTAATACGATGGCATTAAATAAAGATAAAAATCTAAAGCTCTATTTCTCCATCAGCGAGGTGGCGCAGATGTTCGACGTCAACGAGTCTACCCTGCGCTTCTGGGAGAAGGAATTCGACCAAATACGTCCACGCAAGACAGGCAAAGGAACCCGCTCCTATCGGCAGGAAGACATCGACGCAATACGCCTGGTCTATCACTTGGTGAAAGAAAGAGGGATGACACTGGCGGGTGCCCGGCAAAAGCTGAAAGAGAACCCGGAGACAACGATACGCCACGAAGAGATCGTAAACAGGTTGAAACAGATCAAGGAAGAATTGCTCGCCATGAAGGAAGCATTCGAAGCGTTGGAAGCATCCAAATAG